GTCTCCATACATAAACCAAATATCTTCGCCTGCATTTCTATTTAAATGAAGCGGGCCACTCGCTGAGCCACTGCTTTTTACTCCATGAATATCTGCAAGCTCAGCATCAATAACCACACCATAAGTGCTGTCCAAAATTCTAAAATCTCCAGCAACATCTAAATTTGCTGCTGGGCTAGCTACACCTACACCAACATTACCATCAGAATTGATAACTAAATGTTGGGTGCCGCCAAAATTAGTAGCATTGTTGAATTTTAATAAATCACCTGTGTCATCATATCCTATGCTTGCTTGCTGCGTGCCCGACTGATCAAAACGTATTACAGAGTCGTTTGAAGCGCCGCTTTGAATGCGAACAGTTATGTCGCCTGAAGCTTGGGCATCTAGTTGATAACTAGGACTATTCGTTCCGACTCCAACATTCCCGCCATCTTTGATAAAAAGACCATAATTGCCCCCGTCGTCTCTAAGCATAAGACCATTGCCGTCTGCCGCATCAACATTTCTTTTCTTATTCAAGTCGGCAATTGTCAACCGCATAGTAGTCGGATTACTTGCGTTTGCGCTATAATCGCCCATAAACAGCAAATCATTGTCTGCTGGAGGTGCGCCCAAATTGCTATATTCTAATATTTTGCCCATTTTTAGTCTTTATTGTAATAGTCTTTAAATTCTAAATTTACACTTAAAACACCATCAACACTTGATTCAATACTCTCTGACACCAAATGTCCGGTCGTGCTTAAAAATTCATATCTTGTTATGCCGTCGCCATCGTCTCCCAAACAATCTCCATTATTGTCCTGCAAACAAAGCTTGTCTCCAACTACTGCATGGCCATCTAAGGTTTCTGCTTTTGCACCAAGTCTAATTTCAACGCCCAAAGTTTGATAATTACCACTTCTAATATTGTCGATCATGTTGGCCGTTTCATAATCGTCCATCTCAATAGTTAAGTTGGTAGTAATGTCTATTGGATATTCAGTTAATACTTCAGACGGCGCATAATATATTTCGCTGGTCTTTTGATCTAATGTATAAATAGGAACGCGATTAATATTGTAAGTTTGAGAAGCCGAAACTGCTCGATTAGTACCCGAACCATTAAAAGTCAAAAATACTGACTCATGATTAACCACACCTAAATTTTGAAGGGGAGCAACGCCCGAGTAGTCTAATTCACCTTCTCTGACGCCGCTCCCCAACTGGCCAAAAACAGCAAAAGTCGACTCTATTGTTGGGACGTCTTGTACATTGCAATTTATACTATAACTGGTTAGATAACCGGTGTTAAATCCATATACTTTTTCTGCTCCATCTAATTCAACTCCATACAACAAAGTGCCAGAAATTGGAGCTTCTCCAGTTAAGCCTAAAACTGGATCTTGATACAGCATATCGCGGGTCATTGACATGTCACCACGAAGAGGTTCAGATATAACTTCTTGCGTAAAGCCCGCTCCTAAAGCTTTAATTTGTTTTTGACCAACACTATATCCGGCACTTAAATTGCGTATGCCAGACACACCGGTTCCACCGAGGTAAAAAATTTGTTCGTAACTTGGTGAAGCGTTATTGGGCATTATTGTCTACTTGATTGACTAAGAGATCCTCCGAGTCTTTGTTCTTGTTGTATAACTTCTAGCACTGCGCCACGGATTCTTTCGCTTAATTCTTTTCCTTGTGTCGCTTGGTCTACATTAGTTCTTTGGCTAGCGTTTGCATTGCCGGTTCCTTCAGTTCCGCCTTGGCCGCCTCCACTTCCACCACCACCAACCGTAACATTGATTGAAATATTATTTGTATTGGCTGCCGTTTGAGCATTTAATGGAGCTGATTCTGCGCCCACCATTCCGCCTGCTTGCATCGTAGGAATTAGCCCACCGTTCAATCGGCCCATGAAACCAAGACCGTACTTGCGCACTGCGCGATTGTTCATTACAAACTCGCCGCCCGCCATATAAGCTGGAACACTATCGCGATTGGTAAATCCTGCGCTTATGTGGCCTCCCCTCTGGAAAGTTCCATCTTCACGAAGAGGTCCTATTAGCGGATTACCTGCTGCATCTGTAGGCCTTCCTGTTTTTTTGCCAAATTTATCAGCAGCCATACCTGACAATTTACCTACTCCGACTGTAGCTATAGTGGTTAAAAAGGTAGAAAGTAACTGTTTTTTCTCTGCTTTCTTTGCTTCTTTTCTAGCTAAACGAGCTCTTTCGGCTTCACGAGCTTCTTCTAATTCTGGGTTATCTGAAGCTAAGAAAAATCCACTCATACGACTACTCTTTATGCTTTCGTTAAGCATCATACTGCCGCCATTTGAGAAGCGAGGAAATGAACCAAAATTTAAGCTATCTAAAACCGCTTTGCCTCCCATTCCTCGAACAGCCTTTCGATTTAAAACATATTCTCCATCTTCAAGTAAGGCAGGATTTCTATCTCCAGTTCTGTTACCAGAAATATACATTCCGTTTCTTGCTTTTATAATTCCTCCGTTTTGAGAATTACGAAAGCCCGAATCTCCCATTCCAAGCAAATTAGTAAAGTTGCTCATCGAATACTCAAGTGAAGCGCGACGAATCATCTTAAGCATATCAATAGCAACGCCTCTCATAGCATCTCCAAAAGTTTCAGCCTTGTCTAATGACACTTCAAGTGCATTAACCATTCCATCTCTGAATGCAGTTGGTAAATCTCTTCCCAATCTACCATATATATAATCTGTTTCTTCGTATATATCTAGCATACCTTGAGTAAACTGACTTTTGAAAGATTTAGCATCTTTATCTAAAGATAAATCTCGCTCGTTATTTAATGCGCGAATCTCATCAGCAATCTCTTTTTCAGTGTTTAGCCTTTTTTCGCCAAGATTTATTTCTTCTTTCAATCTTTCTATTCTTCGCAGCATAGCCTGTTCTTCGGTGTTATAAGCCCCCTCTTTATTTCTTATAAGATCCTCTTCTTGGTTAAGCATACTTAAAACTTGTTCTTGAGTTCTTAAACCTTCTAACTTAGAAGATAAAGCTGTGCCTGCTTTTATATCTGCCGTAGCATCAAATGAACCCATCACAGCTTTGCGATTTACCCCTGAAAATTTACGGTTCATTATAGCGCTTTTTTTTGCATCAAATGCTGATTGAGCTGGAGTACCACCGGGAAGAAACTTATCTACTCCCGCTTTTTTAGCATCTGCTACAGTTGCATATCCAAATCTTTGAGCATCCTCTATGCTTAAATCGGGGCGCACTCCCAAAGCTGTCAAATCTTTTTGCTTATTCATTTCAAAAATTAATTCTTGCAATGTTTCATTTAACGTTGTTTGCGTGTCTATCAGACTTAAGTTTGAATTGATAACGTCTTTTTGAATTAAAATTTCTTTAGCCTTATTGATATTCTCTTCTAATTGAGCAGACTTTGATCTTTGAAATTCTATATCTGCTACACGTTGTTGGCCAAATTGCATAGCTCGCATTCTTCCAGTTCTACCCAAGCCTCTGGCAAATCTTGGGTCTTCCATACGACTTTGGATTCTAGCGATGCTTATTTGCCTACCTTTATCAACATCAAGAGCATTCAAAGCTCTTCTGTTCAATGCGCCTTGGGTAGCTCCTTGTAATATTTTTTCTCTTTCTATATTTTCCGCTCTTTGTTGCTCTAGTTGTATTTTGGCTTGAGTAATTTTTTGATCTAATTGTAAATTTAACCTCTGCTGCTTATATTCCATTTCTATGGCATTTAATAGTTTTGTTATTTTTTCTTGGCCATCAACGCTTTCTGTTGTAAATTTTCTATAAGCATTAATTCCAGCTTGAACATCCCTTGAGAATAAATCTGAAGCCAACTGCAATTTACGCAATTCTTCGTCGCTTGTGGCCGCTTGGGTATCTCTTAACGTTTGGGCTATTCTTTCGGCATTATCTCTAAAAGTTTTTATATCTAAAGATTGCATGCCTCTTTGAAATGTATCAGAAGCTTGTCCTCCAGCGAAAGCCCCCACGCTTAAGCCTAATCCAGAACTTCTCATAATATCAATTCTTTGCGATTCAAACGCCTTACTAACTTTATTTATATTTTCAATAGACTGAGCAAGCTGACCCATGATTTCTGCCATGCGCGTGATTGAAGATTTTGTCCTTACGAATGATTCTAAGGCTTCTTGGGCTTTTGTTGACGCATCATCAACTTGTCTAGCAAGACCATCATTAGCTCCTTGTATCTTTTTATAAGCTTCTACTATTTTTATAAGGCCCGTAACTTGATTTTCACCAAACCCTCCGGCAAAAGCTTTGGCTAACTCCTCATCTTCATCAAATGCGCTTATCAATGAAGTCATCGCTTTTGTCCCTAAATCCCTGAACGCTGGTATCTCCCTAAATGCTTTTTCTACTATATCTGCATTAAAAAACGTATACGCTTTTGTTTCAGCTTGAAGTGCTTCACCGACAGCTCTTAGCTGTGCATCAGTTCCAGTAGCTAACATTTCTAGGAAAGGTTGGAATTGCTTACTTGAAGCAAATTTTCCTGCAACAATTCCTCCACCGACTCTATCATAACCCGATTCAGGATCATTCTGATCTTTGGCTGAAAAAGTTGTTTTTGTTGCAAGGCCCGCTTTCTTAAACCCTGAACGCCCCATTTCAGTTATACGCGCAGAAAAATCTAAAATATTTTGCTCTTGCTTTACGAAAGCAGTGAAATCTTTAGCTGCCTGTTCCATTTTAGAAATGTCTCCAGCAGCAGATGCAAAGCTTTTTTCTAGTTCTGTACCTTTTATTTTTTCAAAATTTTCCGCCAACCTTTTTTGAGCATCTTCTAATTCTGTTTGAGATGAAGCTGTTAGCATGTCTTTTTGAGCCTGTATGTAACCTTGGGCAGCAGATTCTGTCTCCTTGGATGATTTCCTAAAATCATCGGCAGCTTTTCTCATTTCTTCCAAGGACATTTCTCCACTGGTTAATTCGTCCGTAAAGCCGTACAGAGCTCCAGCGGCAGCACCTGCAGCTGCCCCCATGGGGCCAAATATCATACCAAACGCAGCTCCTGTTCCGGCAGCGTTCATAGCCCCAGTAACGGTGCCCGGTGCGCCCGCCTGCTCCAAAGCGCCTGCTGCCATAGGAAGTCCCATCGTTAGGCCCATAGAAGTTACCATACCTCCTTGGCCAGACATAAATCGGCTAAATCTACTTCCTCCGGCCGCTGGAACTCCCGGAACACCTCCTGCACCTCCCGCACCTCCTCGCATCATTGTTAAGCCTTGAGCCGCTCCTGCAGCTTGTTTTTGCAATCTTCCTAGTTCATCGCCAGTTAAACCAGCTTTTCTTCCTGCTGTGGCAATTTTTTTGTCAAAAGTTGTTATGTTCATCTCACCTTTTTTTAATGATCCAGCGTGTGAGTTGATGGACTGTGCGAGCGTTCTTAATTTTTTACCTGCTAACCCCAAGTCTTCTAAAAATTTTTGCGTAATAGCGTTGCTGCCTCCAGCTAAAGGTACAGGGGCGGCATAATTTGGAACATATCCTCTAGAAGCACCAACAACGTCCCTTAATCCCCTCGGCTCATCTCTAGTATTCGTAACAGCTAGCCCTGCAGGATTATTCGGGGTAACTAATTTAGATGAACGATTTATACGAATAGCACCTACGGGAACTCCAGCCGCAGCTTCTCTTTCTACCGCAGCACCAAGAGCGGCAAAATTAGGAACATAACCTCCCGCAGCGCGCCCTCTATTTTTTAATACCTGCTCTGCAAACTTGCCGTCATTTCCTTGGCTAACCGAACCTTTAAAATCTCCAAACCTTGCTGAAGTCTTCATGCCTCCAACAAATAATTTTTTTACAGCAGGGCTCATGACCGTATCTAAAGTCATTCCGTCTGGAGTAGCATTTTTATCGTTGACCATTCGGCCGATCAAAGCTTCAAAAAATGCACCTTTAAGGGCAGCTATTGCACCCGGAGCACCTTCTTTGCTCATGAATGGTTGCAACTCTCTTTCTGAAACAGGAATCTTTTTAACAAATTCAGGATGTATACTGCTGATTACAGTGTTAGCTGCGCTAACTATACTATCATCTAAAACTTCATCAATTTTTACTAAGTTGCTAAGTTGATTTTCTGCATTATTGGCAATGCCTCTTCTATTAAAAATAACTCCTTCTGTCCCATATTTTTTTATTTTATCTGGGCTTGTAAACTTGAGGACTTTGCTGCTTTTGTGACCCCTCGTCGGTACAAGCATATCTGCGAAGCCTGTAGAATTAAACATTCTTGCTTCTTGCGCCTTTTGTCCTGCTGATATTTTACTTGCACCTGCTAATGTTGATTTTACTCCTTGGCTTTTTATTGTCGCAGCACTTCTGCCGGTTAAAGTAGAAAGCTCATCAACTTCTGCGGAAGACAGACTCGCAAAACCTCTTCCTTGGAATTTGGCTAACTTATTGACGTCAACAAAATTAGGAACATATCCTCCCGCTCCTCTGATAGGCTTTGCGCCAGCAGGCATTCCATACTGCGCAATCATGTTAGGATTAAAAATAGCAGAACCGCCGCCTTTAAAATTAGGAACTATATGCTCTCCAGTATTAGCGATCATAGTCCCACGAACGCCGCCACCAAAAGCAAAATTAGGAATAACAACTGGTTTTGCCGAACGAGATACTCCGCCTACTCCACGACTAATATCGTTAGCTTCGCCAGCAATACCCGGAATAAAACCAGAAGCACCTCTTCTGCCTCCTTTACCTTGACCTCCAGCGGCCATCACGGTATTAAATGTACCTTTTGGCATGCGAGCTAGCATTGCAGCAATATTTCTTATTGATGCTTCCTGTTGATCCAAATCATTCTTTGCATCTTCAGCGAATGCCGCGAATATTCCGGCTTGTTTTGCAGCATTGCCTTCTTCTTTCGCTATTAAATCCGCCAAGCCTGCCTCAGTTTGCATTGCAGTCGCAATAACCTGTTCCAACTGAGCTCTTTTTTGAGTTTCAGTTGTAATTCCTGCTAAAGCAGGCAAGGATTTTAACAAATATGAAGTAGTGTTGAGAAAAACTTTGCCAAGTAATCCAACTATAGCTACAAGACCCGGTCCACCAATAACATTTCTAATTCCTTTTAATAATCCATTGGCTATTTCACTTCCAGCTCCTTCGCCATCAATAACATCATTTATATCTTTCAGAAAACCTTTAAGAGGCTCTAGTAAACCTTTGGCTATCGGTTCGAAAGTTGCTTTACCAATATTTTGTTGCAACCTCTGAAACTCGATTCCAGTTTGGGTCACTAAAGCAGATAAAGTTTTATTTAACTCTTCTGTTGCTAAGTTTGCTTCGTTAGTTGCATTTTTTGAAACTTTTAAAGCTGAAGAAAATGTAGATTGTTGTTTGCCTAAATCTTTTAATACGGCTGACAAAATATTGGCTTGGAAAACACCGGCAACTTGCTCTCGTAAGTAAGCCTGACTTGAGTCGCTCAAGCCTTTGTAAGATTGGGCGAAATTATCTAAAATTTGAATGGCAGGCAATGTCGCGCCTTGTATATCACGAACCGCTACGTTGTAAGATTCTAACGCGTCCAAAGTACTTTGACGTTGCAAACGCGTAAAAATTGTTTTCATGGCGTTACCAATTACAGCACCGCCTCGACCAGTTGTTTGCTGAACAGATGTAACAATAGCATTTAACTCGTCGAATCCTACTTTAGCATCTTTAGCTGAAGAACCTACACGACCAATAGCCTCTACCAAATCTCTAGCACCAACAGCAAACTTAGTTTCAACAGCTACAAATTTATTGACAGAAGAAGTGGTTGTTACCATTGCATTGTCAAAAGCATTAACGGTAGCTGTTAAAGAACTCACCGCTTTGTCTGCATTAATTCCAGTCAAACGAACCAAAGTTAAAGCATCCGAAGTACGTTTGAGCGTTTCTTCTGTTTGTAAGCCTTGACGGGCAAATTCTAGTGCAGCTTTTGTCGTATCTTGAAAAGCTGTGGCGTTCTTTTTGCTGATTTGAAATAACTGATTGCCAAATTGCTCTAGACCTTTAGAGCTCATGCCCAAGATACGATTAATGTCAGCAAACTGTTTAGCTACTTCAACAGTGGTTTTAGCCAAATCTTTGAACGCTTTGGAGATACCTCCAATGACAGCGGTTGAAGCGCCGAATGCAATAACACGGGCATTGGATGCTGCGAGAGCTGAATCAAACTGCTTTAAATCTCCAGTGATTCTACCTAAAGGCTGCCTAAAGCCCTTCTCGTTTATTTTAAGATTTAAACCGCCGCCTTTATCCATGGCTTTTTGAGCCATTTTTCTGCCGCGTTCAACCTCACGCATCCAGTACTTATCATCGAACCCTACTTTTAGATCTACAGACATAGTTTCAGTAGAAATTATACACTTTTTTTATCCCTTTAATACTTGCATTAAGTCTTTCATATCCATTTTTCCGCCTTTTTCTTTGAGCTTGGCTGATAGAGAGTTTTCTTGAGAGCCCTCTATGCCCAAATAATCATAATCTTCCTTTTTAGCTCCCACGATAGTAGACGCACCGTCTTTGTCCATATTCTTCAAATTATCTTTAGCTTTTTCTTGCGCATTTACATAATCCATTATTTTTTCTGGATCTTTTTTTATCCTATCCGGAATCTTAGAATAGTTTTCAAATATATTTTTAAACATGCGGCTGTATATAACTAACTTCACTTGATTGATAGAAAGTTCAAACAAAGGTTTTGAAAACATATTGTTTACGTTTTCAGAAAAAGGCATATAAGGTTGATAAAAATCTTGAAGAACAACTTTTTGTATATTTGTATCATCAAATACGGAATAACAAGAATTGTAGACTTTAACGATTTCATTCATTTCTGAACGAGTCATTTGGTCCACTTCATCTTGATTATAGTAAGTTTGTTTTAATTGGCTGTCTTTATATAAAGACTTGACGATATAGTGATCCGAAACCCTACTGTCCGCATACTTTTCGCACGTCTGACCCATGAGAGCATCTTTTTCCTCTCGTAATCTTGCAACCTTAGATCTAGCCTCCATAATTTCTTCATTAGCTTGATCTATTTCTTTTTTTAAATATAATTGCTTTTTTGAGGTTTCGGCTAACTCTAAATAATTGACCTGCTCTTGTATTTTAGCTTCATCGGTAGCAGTCCAAATCCCCTCCTCTTTTAACCTTTCCAATGCATCGCCGTTAGTCGGAAGGCCTCGTCTTTTAGCTTGATTGAAAAAACGTGCTTTAACTTCTTCTATATCTACTTGGTCAAAAACAGATAAATGCTTCAAATAAGCCGGTTTGCCTTTATAGATAATTTCAGACCAACCGTATACTAAATCTTTGAATAAGTGTCGAAAATTAACATTAGCTTGGGTTGTCGATATCATTTATGATTTTATCGAAATTTTCTTTTTCGACTTCGGTGCTGAAATACCAATAGCTAATTAAAGCGGCTAGTTTGCCAGAAGCTAACTGAAACAAAGAATCCTCTTTTTCATCTTTATTGTAGTAAGAATCTATTTTACCCTCGAAAGTTTCACCTTCAAAAAGCGGCTTCAATTCTGCATCACTTTCTTTATCGGGCCTATAGTAGCTCAAGTGAGTCACATACCACATTACAATTTTATTTTGTGCTTTAGTGTCAGCTGTATGATTAAACAAGCTCTGATAAGAAGACTCTAAACTAACTATATCTCTCCTAATTATAGCAGTTTTAGCTGCTAATTTATCAATTTCCTGCTTGCTTTTTTTTGGTAATCTGGCAACATTTTTATTTTGAAGGGTTCTTCTTGTATATTCTGCTTCAGCATCCGCAAGATCAGAATATAAATCCACTAATTTATTAGCGTCACTTTCAGCTAGTAACCCACCTGTATCCGAATATTTTTTAGCCAACATTGCCTTTGTCAAAATACCCTTTTTAATACAATTGCTCATTTCTATAGAAAACTCCATATCTGCCTCTTCCAGATCTCTTCGGGTAGGCTCTTTGATGACAATTCTATAAGGAATTTTCTTGTTGACTTTTTTAGTTACTTCAACTTCTTCTTCAACGCCAGCATCATTTTTGCGTTTTTCTTTAGTTTTTTCTTCAACTTGTTTCGTATCTTCGACTATAAAAGAGTAGATTTCTTTTAACATAAATTAGTAAAAATAATATTCTATATACAGTTTTTTTCCAAAGTTTTTTTAAAAAGTGTATAATATAAACATGGCAAGTTTAATCTCAGATAGCGAAAAAACCTCACTCAATGAAGTGATGGACGATCAGCATGATACTTTTGCAAGAGCGGTCACGGTAATAAAAGATCCAATTAAAACCGTTCCTACCCCAAGTTCGTCATTTAACTCCATATATGGCAACGCAGGAGCAACAACTCCGATAGTTTATACCGCCCAAGAATCTACAGTTCAAGCAAGGATACAATATGGATCGAGTTTCGGAGAAGATTATTTCAGCAGCTCCCAGTCTCCAAATCAATTAAAAATAGATATTCCTGAAGGTTTAGTTAGAATGAAGATTAAAGCCTCAGATTATGATACTGTGTCAGACGCAAAAAGAATCAGATTCGATAATCAAGATTTTTCCATATACAGTGATTTTAGAGGGCACGGACTTTTCGACACCAAGTTCTACACAATAATGCTGAAAAAAATAACATAATGGCCTTAAATTTACCTAACTCAGAATTGCAAAAAATAACTGCAGCGGCAGTTAAGCAGCCAGCTTTTATAAAATCTGCCAAGAGTACTATAAAAAAAGAATTTTTAGAAATACAGAAAGAATTTTTAGACGCCTTTGACAATCATCCTGTCACTCAAGAAATCGCGGCAGGCCCATCCGCTACAAATATCAGCAAAACATTAAGCGGCGTAGGAAATTTGTTTACTTATATAGGTTTTAGCATCGGGGAAAATCCTATAAGGCCTTTGAGGAAAGTGCTAGAAAAGTACGAAATAAACTTTCATCCTCGTAAAAATTTTTTAATGGCCCGAATCGAATTACCCACCAAACAAGAGGTTTTTGCTGTAACTCCTATGCCTTGGGCAACAGGTAGAAGCTGGGCAAGAGGAATAGAAAGAGGTATATCAGGCCTCGGTAAGTATTTAGTAAAAGACACTAGAGTAGCAAAATCTAAATCGGGTTTTGCAATTCAAGCTAAGTCAAAAGTTAGAAATGGCAAATTCAGTAACGTGCCTTACTTATCTACATTACTAAATGATTACTATAAAAAGATAAATAATTTAGAAAGAAAAGCATTTTCATGAAAACCGTATATCAACACGAATTATTAAACAGCTTTTACCTTTGGTTTGACAATTTTCTTGTTAGAAAAGGTGAGGCTTACAAAACTTATAGCACCGACTTTTATTACTATGCTGACGAGCGAGTGCAAAACAAAACAGTATTTGGCTCTCCGTACAAACAGTGGGTTTATGATAAGAACATTAGCTCGGCTCAAGTCAACCCTGTGATTAGCGGAGATTCTGGTGCAATATCAGAAGGAACTAGTGGGCTGAAATTTGATTTTGATAATGGGCGCGTGCTATTTGACTCTGATTTTGCGACAGGGACTAATATTAGCGGGACCTATACCGTTAAAGATTTTAACATTTACATTGCTAATGAAACTGAAGAAACGATGATAACCGCCGGCAAATACAAAACGAATAGCAGATATGGCCGCACTTTGACTTATGTTCCGCCGTACGATCAAGCTACTCCTGCCGCTTTTCTTTCTTTGGGCGCCACAACTAATGAACCATTTGCGTTTGGTGGATACGATAATACAATTACAGATGTTACTGCGGTAGTTTTTGCAGAAAATATATATCAACTTGATGGAGCTTTGTCTATTATGGCTGATTCTTCTGAAGAAGTTTTTGGCAATATTCCATTTACAGGCTCACCGTTAGATGAATATGGAGATGTAAAATCAGCATATTCAACTGGATATGATTATGGGAATGTAGCGTCTGAAGCTAGCGGAGATCAATATATTATCAATAAAGTTAATGTATCAAAAATATCAGACAGTTCAAATAAAGTAATACCTGTTGACTTATTTGTTGGATTTGTTGATTTTGAAATATATAAATATAGATTCCCAAGAAGTTAAAAGTTCTCAAATTCGAAAAAAAGTTGTAAATTATTTTAAATTTACAATATACTATTATGGCTAGAAACAGAGTAATTTATCAAAGTCAGGCGCTATTTATCGCGCCCACATCCACTGGTTACCATATGCAAACAGGGAATACAACAAATTCCTTAGATGCTGTAGGTAATACAAATTGGACTGGAGTTACAGGAAGATCTTTTCCGGACGGAGCGGTAGATGCTGCTAACGGATTGGCCTTGCCTGTGTTAAACAGAACGTTAATTGAACCTCTTCATCGAGTTCAATCTGCAAACTTTAACTTCACGATTAATCGTCAAGATGTGAATGAGTTTGGCAAATTAGCTCGTATCGATTCTATCGTTATGGAGTCGCCTACCGTTGGTTTAGATTTTAATTATTATATGACTGACGGCGGCAATGAAAGAAAGATCGGTTTCAATGTTCCAACAAATATGTCTGGAAGCAATGGATTTGCCCCGGGTCGAACCAATGCAACTACATATGCATGGACCGGAGATGGTGCTATTTCTGGTTTTTCTGCACTTTCTGGTTTAATTGAAGATACTCAGGGGAATAACTATTTCATTGTTACTTCTAAAGAAGGTAAAGACGTTCAAGGTGATACTGTTACAAATGGCAGTTCAGATTTTGATGTGATTTCTATTGGTAATGGCTTTATCAGCGATTACTCAATCGATGCATCTGTAGGAGCTCTTCCGACTGCTAGTGTAACAGTTGAAGCATTCAATATTCGTGCTGATAATTATATATCTGGGCAGCTTTCAACCGAAGGAACTGGAAACAGGATTCCGGGCGTTAATGATACTGACGGTCAACAAGTTGAAGTCAACTATGAATTTCGTGGTGGCGCTTTGCAAACAACTGGTGACTTTATCGCAGGTAGTGATATCGCAGATAATACAATCACGGCATTGCGTCCGGGAGATCTTCTGCTTGAATTCCTTGATGCAGACGCAGAAAGTGGTCCAAGCGACGGATCCTTTAATACTGATGGTTTCGCAGTATTAAGCGGAGACGGCAAAGCTCACGTTCAAAGCTTCACTGTATCGGTGCCAATGAGTCGTACCATTCTGCAAAGACTCGGAAATACCTTTGGTTATGCTCGAGTTATCGATCTTCCACTAAATATCGATGTTAGTGTGTCAGCTATCCTTTCCGAATTAAGGCAAAACAATCTTTTCGAAAGATTGGCTAGCACTGATAAGCACAACTTCCGCTTAACTATGCGCCGCTCTGCTGGCACAGGTAAACCGGGGGCGGATGCCTTAATCATTGATGTTAAAGGTGCAAGGCTTGAGGGAGAAAGTTACAGTAACGCTATCGGAGATAACGAGACTGTAGATGTTACGTTCTCTACCCAAGTTGGTGGTGCTAACGACCAAGAAAACGGAATCTTTATGAAGGGTTCTTATGCTCAATGGACTAGCATTCCATATTGGAACTTGGGTGCGCAAAAGTCTCAAAAGGGCGGTCTTGCCAACGAGGTTCTTGTACCGGGCGCTTAATAATAATTAAAGATCACAAGACCCCGCCTTCGGGCGGGGTTTTTTTTGTGAAAATGCGCAATAAAAGTGTATAATATAACGTGGCACGCAATAGAGTAATTTATCAAAGTCAGGCCCTGTACATCTCGCCAGCTTCAACGGGCTATCATTTGCAGTCTGGCCAAGGCAGTGTTAGTGAGGCCAGCGGACCGGGCCAATGGGATTATAACGCAAATCTATCTCAAGACTCAGCTTATCAAACCGGTTCTTTAAGATGGAGTGGAATTAACGATCCAGCTACCGGAAGTAGAAATGCGGTGTTTGGGCCTAGCGGATCAATTTACAGATCATTGATAGAACCGATCAATCGTGTTCAAACTATAAACTTTGACTTCAATATCAACAGACAAGATATTAATGAATTTGGCAGATTAGCCAGAATAGATTCTATTGTAATGGAGTCTCCTACGGTTAATGTAAGTTTTGATTATTATCTAACTGACGGTCAAAATGAAAGAAAAATGGGCTTTAACGTGCCCACTAGTAATGGCGATGGAGGCTTTCGTCCTTCAAGTGCAGATTACTGGACGGGTGATTTAGCATTGTCTGGTTATAGCGCTTTGTCCGGTTTGATAGACGATACAATTGGAAATAATTATTTTATTTTAGTCGGAAAAGAGGGTAAAGATCTTGAAGGTGAAGCTATCACTTCTTATGTTTCAGATTCTACTAATTTTGATGTAATTAGCATAGGTAATGGATTTATTAGCGATTATAGCGTCTCGGCTTCTGTCGGTGCTGTGCCAACTGCATCTGTGACCGTTGAAGCATTTAACATTAAAACAGACAATAATGCCTCTGGAATTTCAATTACTCATGGGGGTGGCTCAACAGGTCCGCTTACATCTGGAAATGGTTTAAATTTTTCTTCTATTCCTGCTGTGGATCAAGTAAATGGCACAACAGGTATACAATTATCTGATACGGCTGATTTTGTCGGCTCTTCTTGGGCTGATATACCTCGTTTTGCCAGATATGCCGTACCGACTTACAATACCGGCAATGCAGACGTTGCTGCGTTAAGGCCCGGGGACATATTGTTTTCAATGAGCAACTCTGGAGATTATATTGGTTTTACTGATATGAATGGAAATGGAAATGCTCATCTTCAAAGTATGGATATTAGCGTGCCAATGAGCAGAACTATCTTGCAAAGACTTGGCAATACTTTTGGCTATAGTAGAGTTGTTGATTTACCTCTTAATGTCGATGTGTCACTTTCCGCTGTTCTTTCTGAATTTAACAAAAATAATCTTTTTGAAAATTTAGCCTCTACGCAAAAACATGACTTCACTTTAACATTGCGTACTCCAAACGCTTTAGATGGAACTGCGGGCGATACAGCATTAGTATTTAAAGTCAAAGGCGCTAGGTTAGACAGCGAAAGCTTTACCAGCGCAATTGGAGACAACGAAACAGTTGATATGACTTTTAGTACGCAAGTAGGCGGCTCTAATGATACCGACAACGGTTTATTTATGGAGGGTAGTTATTTCAGATTCCCGACAATCAATTATTATCCGTTGGGAACTAAGAAAACTTCAGATGCAGCTTACAAAGGAGACGGCGGTCAGTAACCGACCCTTCCTCTATAATCATAAGCCGCATAAATATCACCGCTAGCGTTCGTAGAAGCGTCTGTACCAGCAACTTGGATAGGCTCCGCTGCGTAGATATTATATTTTGCTACAAGGTCGTCTAGACGCTCCTGAGCGTCCTTAGCGAAGCCTCTGTAAGTCTTAGCGATTTCATTTTTGTTTGTTCTGGTGATTACAGAATCGCCCTCCCTCAAAGATATGAAATCTACAGAGCTGTCAATGCCCTTTAAGACAGCCCGAGCTTTTTTGGTATAATAGTTTGTTAGATATACTTGTTTGTATATATCAGCCTCTTCAAAACGGAAACTGCCCGAAGGTTGTACTACCGTATCATCTGGGTATTCAGTTGCAGATCCTGATCCAGAAAATGCCGTATAGAGAGTGGTATTTAGAAGGCCTACATTATTAGCTAACCAACCTGAAATAGATGCTATTGTCGCAAAGCCAGTGTCGGAATCAAACTCATCATTAAAGATCCCTGTGGCTATAGTACTAACTAAATAAGGTGTTTTTGACCTGTCTGGCATATAATATATTTACACTTAAAATCAAAAACCTTCGCTCATTAATTTTTTTGCTTTTTCGTGGTTTGGATGATTAGGGTCGTGAATAGGAAGCGGATCTTCCATACTAACAGTGCGAGATCCTTTTGTAATTCTTTTAAACTCTGATCTCAACTTTTCTTTTAACCTTGGTAGGCTGCCATCTGGAAAGAGCCCAATTTTCATGGCTAAATTTTGCAAATCACTCAAATTAGAGTCTTTTAATTTATCTTCAAATATGTTTGGGTCGTTGGTGCCAAATGGGTTTACCTGTTTGATCCCAAGGACATCTTCTAATCGCTTTACTTTTTCGATAGCATCATCTTCTAATCTGCCAGTTGTAAAATTTTGCAAATCTTCAAGATTGGCTTTTTTCTTTGCTGTTTTTCTTTTCTTCGCTGCCATGTTAATATATTACAACTAAAAACGTATTTTTCCAAAAAAAAACTCCGCCTCTTTCGAGGCGGAGTTATCAGGATGAAACCTGAATTACATGATTAAGCCCACTAAGGCTCGGTTATCCAACACCATGCGTCCCTCTTCCAAGGCACCGTAGTAACCAATTCTCTGCTGTCTAGAAGAGAACTGATCGTCAGCGACTAAGTTGAACTGAGAGCCAGTTTCGGAGTCAACCGCGATAGCGCGAATCATTGCATCTCTGCTGCGATCCAAACCAACGATAATTTCCTCTGAAGCACCATTGAATGCGCTAGAAGCGGAAGTAGAACCGTGATCAAGATAATCGGTAGTTCCAGCGACCGTGTCGAACACGTCGTTGAATCTCTTACCAACACCCATCTCCAGAACTTCCATAATGGCAACACCGAAGAATTCGGTTAAACCACTCTGGCCGAACACAGAGTTTCTAACAGTGTCAGTAGCAGCGATACCAGCGCCGTCGCCGTGAGCAGCAGCGGTTCCGTCAGGACCTAAAGTGCTAACCGGGTTATAAGCCATAGAGCGAATCTGCTCAACAACTTCAGGTGAAACCAAAAGATCAGTCAAGGCTTTACGAGCGCCAGCGGGAGTGCCACCAGAGAAAGAAGCGTTAACTCTCTTCATCTTAGTGAACAACTTGTTTAAGTCATCCAATAAGAAGCGGTTTGCCTGAGCGGTTCTGAAAACGTTACGATTAGAAGCAGTGAAAGCTGCTTTACCATTCGTAGCGTTAGCCAAAGCCGTCATAACCAAGTTAGAAGAAGTTCTTTCCTGCTTGAGGAGAACTTCCTGAGCCACGCGAGTGAAAGTCTTACCAATCACATCAAGGCGTGAGCGCGTAGCATACTTTCTATCGAAAGAAACTGCGCTGTCCAAGTTGTAAGTAGCGAACTTCAGCTCGGAAGCTGTAGGCTGAACGTAGTTTGTCGGAAGACCGCCTGCTACAGACTGGCTGTAGACTCGAATATAATCTTCGTCGAAAACATCATAATACAAATCCAACGGAATCGAAGGATTGTCGTCTGCGTTGTACTCTAAAGCAGTAAATAAGTTACTGAGAGTAGGAGCGTTGTTAATGACTTCGGCTAAAACAGGGCCAATAAACTCTGCTAATGCAACCTGAGCTGCGAAAGCAGTCTCTCTGTTACGAGAGCCCATTGCTTTTACCAATTCCACTTGCTCGTCAGTTCTTTTTAATGTAATTTTCATTTTAATTAAATATCCTTTCTTTAGTTAAATGATTAAGCAACATCAATAGAATTAGAGCATTCTAACGCTACTAACGCGTACTGCGCAGTACCTGTACCAGCGAACTGATCGGACTGACCATTCTGAGATTGACGGTTACCGGTAGCCAAAATGTGACCAACCAGAGTGCCAACAAGATCAGCGAGACCTTCGCGAGTAACACCTGTCAATTTGCCAGCATTAGCCGAGATAGCCGCGACGTTACCGGGAACCCAGTTAGCGTCTTTCTCGTATGCAGTTTCGTCGAACGTGAACAGACCTCGTGTTGCGACCGGGCAAGCCTGACCGCTGAGAACTGCTTGAAGCTCGTCTCTTTTGACGGGGTTATAAAGGAGCTTTTCTCCATTCTCGTCGTTCTTAATCGTCTGATTAAGAGTGACGCCTAATACCGGAGCACCAGTTGTAGCAGCTACGACACGTAAAGGTACGACTGGGTACTTATCAGCTCCCAAGAACGGATAATCAGTTTTACCCAAGTAGTCACTTCCAATTAAATCGAAAGTGTCTTGGTTCAGATTACCGCTCAATACCTTAACCATCACACCTGCACTACCGTTACCATTGGTCGTGGGATTGTCGTCTACTACGTTGTTTGCAAACAAGTTGACGACATCCGAATCGTTATATTGCCTAAATGGGTATAATCTAAGTGCCATAATGTTTTAATTTTTAATAGGTTATTGAAATATTTTCGGTGTTAAAAGCCTTTTTGAACTGGTCAGATAAAGACTCTTCAGTTGACGAAGCCTCATTGTTGTTGGCCATGCTGGAGTGCGGGACTTCAACATTTTCAACTACTTCTTCAACACTTTCATCGGCTTCAGCAACAGCCTCTTCAGTCACGTTAGCAACCGCTTCTTCTGTAGAAGTGGAAGCCAAGCGCTTCTCAAGCTCTTCCTGAACCTTTGCCTCAAACTGTTTTTCCTGCTCCAATTTAAAAGCTTTGCTCTTATGATGAAGAAGAGAAGACAATTTGCCCTGATACGATTCAAAAGCCTCATCAGAAGCTTCTAAACTTTTAACCTCATTCGCCAAAACCGTGCGGTCTTGATCGGAAAGGTCGTAAAGCTCATCGATAGCTTCCATGCGACTATTGAATAATTGTTCTGCAGCAGCAGCGTTGATGGAAGACTCTAAAGAATCAATTTTCTCATTTGCTTCTTCCAACTTTTTCTGAAGATCTTCCATGGAAGCTTTAGCTTCAACTGCATCCTTCTCGGCTTGAGCCTTTTCAGCCTCAATAGCCTCTCTTTCAGCCTTGTACTCCTGATCCTTCTCGCGAATCTTTTCGACCACGTGAGAAGTGATAGTAGCTACGGCTTCCTGAGTGAATTCAGCATTGTCCGCTAACTTCGAATCGAGGACCTTCTCGAACTCGGTTTTGAACTCTGTAATATCCATAGTATTAGTATTTTTTACATTAGTTATTTCACTTTGTGAAATTTTTAAAATATTATTTTTAAAATTATTTTTTTCTACTGATGCGTCTCTTTTATCTTTGACGTCTAGGTTGATGTTCTTTTCGACTATCAAACCGCTAACATCTGCAGCTGGATTTGTAGTGAATCCAATCCCTAAAGGATAAACATCTCCAACAACTAAACGATAAATAGGAGTTCCATCATTTAAAGCCCCATTTCCATCAAAAGCTTTTAAATAATGCTTCATTTCTTCAATATGATTAGGATTTGATATAATTTCGGCATCGTTTAAATCTTTAGATCCAACCGCCAAAACGAAGTCATTAAATCCTAACTCCCAACTAGCGGAGATTTTTTTGAAGTAGTCGCTTTCTTCATCGCTAGACTTTAGTAATATATCCGCAAAATCTTTGTTTACTGTTTTGTAAATTACGGCTGCAAGGGAAATATAATATGGCCCGTTGTTAGATAACGCCGCAGCATTTCCAATAATTTTTTCGTTGTTAAGGTCTGTAAAACCGGCATTTACAATGTGGCCAACTACTTTTTGTTTTTTATGCTCGATATTAGTAGGCTTGTTTACAAAATAGTCAATCAAGTCCACTGCGGTTTCAGAATTAATCCCGTCTCCATTTTTATTAAACTTATTGACTACCGCAGCATTAAATGCGGCTCCAACCAAATCAATGTTTCTTTCTAAGTCTATTGATTTAGGGATAAGCGGCTTTAAGTTTTCCAAAGAAGCTCGGCTGATATTTAAATCATTTTCTAAATCGGTAGTTGCGTACACCTCACAGTCATAAGTTGTAGTATACTTACATGATGTATTTTTCATATTCTTTGGCATTTTATATAAAATGTTACACTTAATTATTTATCCAGAGAATTTTTTCTGCTGTGGTGCAAAATCGCTGCAGCGTAATCATCTAGCTCATGTTTTGCGCTGATTTCTAATACAGCGGGCAACGGTTTTAGAGATAAGATTTTATCTGGATTTTTAATACAGGCTTTGCCGGTATCCACCCAATCTTTTTTATCTTTAGCTACAACTACAGATTCGCATACTCTTTCTAGCATTTGTTTTTGAACTTTGCTCAATCTTTTCTTTTTAAATACTTTTTTAGCTTCGCTTGTCAAAGTTACATAAAGTTGATTTGTAATATCTGCCGTATCCTTAATGGCAGAAACAGAATATGTTTCTTTGGATTTCGCAGTTGATCTTGATCCTGCTGGTCTGCCCGGATTGGAAGCACTTCTAGCTCTATTGTTATTGGCAACTTGAGCCGCGCCTTGAGGATGTTTAATTTCTTCAATTTGCTCTTCTTCTTCAAAAGTCATTGGCACAGGCGCTCCTCCAACTATAGGATTGTAGTATCCTTTCAGTCTATCTTCGACAAATTTCTCTTGAGACTTTTCTAGTTCTGAGGCTGAAGGAAACACGCCAGTCTCAATAACCTTTATGCCTTCGTTTGGAGGCAAAATGCCCAACTCCATCATTCTGGTGATAACTCTTTGAATTTGAGCTTGATCTTGAAGATCGATAGTTTCGAACTTAGCAACGGGTGCATTTTTGAAGCCATAGTTTTTGCAAATCTGTTTGATTTCAGGCTGCAAAAAGCTATTAAGAAATGCGTCTCTAGATTCCTTTAATCTTTGTAAGAACATCTGAGCTTTAACTTCTGTACTGGCAAATTTTTCTTGACTTAGGATAATATTCTGAAGTCCTTCTTTAATATCTTGATTGACCACTTCATATTTTGATGGGCCAATGACCTTTTGTATGTCAGGTATAACAAATTCTGCTTTAGTGGTATAGTCGCTAACTAAAATACGACCAACACTTTGATTTTGAAATAAGTTTTGCATAGCCCTGATATTCCTTGGGTTTACGCCTCCCTTGTCGGGCGTAGTTCCCATGGTTATCATTAAGACTACGTTTTCGATGGTACGGCAAATAGCTTGATCAATCTTTTTCATCTCCATTTTGAATTCAATATCATCTAAAACTGGAAAAGCAAAAGGTACCGCAAATGGTTCATAGTCTTGCTTTTTGAAAAAAGCATAACGCAATCGTTTAGGATCTAAATCTATTTTTACTCCATTTGTGTTCCAAGAATCATTCTTAATTCTTTTTTTGATCTCTGGATCCAATGCATCATAGAGCTCTCTGTCTTCGTCAGTTTTTGGGTTCTTCAATCTTTCTAACTCATACTCACTTAAAACTTTAGCGTAAACTCCCATGTCAAAAGAAGTAGAACGCTTCATTGTGATATCGTATGGATTTAAAAGGATATATCTGACGGGTAATTTGTTAGTTTTTAAAGTTAAACCTAAATTTCTAACCTTTGTAAAATCTTCTAAATTAATTTTGCCTTCAACCGTATACAAAAATACATTGCCACTTCTATAAAACTCTCTGAAAAATTGATCTTTTAAATTCCAAATTTTTATCTTTTTAAGCCAAGCATTAATAAAAGCTCTTGACTTGGCGTTGCCCCCCTCTAAATACAAACTAGAGTTTGCAAAATCTGACATCATGTCTATAGCATTTCTAACTACAGCAATATTGCAATAAGCTTTTTGAGTTAATTCGATAGCATCTCTAACATTTACGCCATCTAAACCATACTCATACGGCAGCATTCCCGCTCTAATATTATTGTATTTGAAAAGCTTTGGAGCAATTGAAATATTATTTCTACGTGTTGTAGTTGTAGAGCTTGGTGAATTAGCTCTTCCGTAAGCTTTTGACTCGTAGTTGTAGAACGACTCACCGAGCAATTCTGGCTCATATTTTTCTTGAGCCGTGCTATGCATCATACTCTCCAAAGATTTTTCATGCTTTTCTTTGAACTTGTTCCAATAATCCGATCTTTTGGTATATCTTCTTTTTTCGGCCATATTTAAAAATTACACTTAAAGTTATTAAAGTGACTTTGAAAGTTACTTTATTTACATTATAAACTCAGGAACGAATGTTTCTATAACATCTTCTTGTTGCACATGCTGAGAGTCAAAGTGGACTTTGGCCATCCAATTTGCTAAAACTAAAGCTGAGTAAGAGTCTTTTCTTGCTTTGTCTGGACCAGTTTGCCTTCTAAGATTTGAAGGTAAATCAAATGTTTGAGTGCCTTGTGAAGTTGTAGTAATCTGAACTAAAGCGCACTCATTTTTTGTCAAATCTATCATATCTGACTGGTGCTCAATAAAATCAATCATTTTAGCTCCGGCGCTTTGCTTCGCTTCTTCCGCGGTACGCAAAAACTTTATATCTTGTATAGGAATGCTTTTGTTTTTTTGTTTTGTATATGAGTCGTCTGTAGCCCGACTTGCAAAATATATGCGCCTATGGTCAAAATTTGCTTGCAGTAATTCGTTGGCTTGCCTAATCCAATTGCTTGTTGGCTTTCTTAAAATGACGTACTTATGCTCTTTAGAATTGTATTCGTTCTTGTATTTTTTAAGATCATTTTGATATTCTTCAGGTTTATCTAGCCCTACGTCTATCGTTTGGAGTTTTATATTTTTTTCTTTGAAAGTCTCGCTTTCATTGCAAGCTTGTAAAAATTGCACGCCGCCGTTATAGTCACCGCATACTCCAACCACGTTAAAGTTTTGCAAACAAAATAAAAAATAATTTATATGATGCTTGAGTGAAGTGCCTGACAATGCATAACTGTGTACGAGAGTTGTTTTTTGTTGCTCTGGATGCAATTTCAAAATTTGTATGGCAAAATCATCAGAACTTTCCGTTTGAGACCAAGATGGGTCAAAAGCTAAAATATATTCTGAATCTGGTTCACCTTGAACTTCAATACATGGCAAGTCTCCATCTGGAATAGTGCACAACGCCATCTTGCTAGTTTTAAAATAACCGGAACTATCATCTGTAAATATAGCCCCAAATTCTCTTTCGAACTGAGATTGGCTCATCGTTGCTTTTGCTTGGTTAATTAAGTTTTCATCATATAGTTGCTTCGGAGCGCAATCATAACTGTATTGCATAATACAACGAGAAGCTTTGTCTTTTTGTTTTTCTGCTACGATTAAATTTTCAAATTGAGTATAGAGCTTATATAAATATTCAAATTTATAAGACGCAGAAGAAAGAGCTATGAGTTTATTATTGGGCCAAACATACCTTTCATCTTCCGTCATTTTACCCTCCTCTATAAGCCTATTTTCTAATTTGTACAAGTCGTCTCTTTGAGTTGGATTTTCTACAACAGACAAAAACGGAACAATGACTTCGTTGTAAATTCGTTCTGGCATCAAAAGAAACTCATCAATAATTATTCTATGAAAACGAAAGCCACGCAGTTTTTCGCCATCACCCAAAGGTAACGCTCTTATTCTGCTTGAACCAATTTCCATCAGCCACTCATCATTACTTTTTGAAGTCTTAGTTATACATTGTCTAAAAAAACCTGCCTCTGGCTTGACTGCTATATCTTCAATCTTTTTGAAAATCATTTTGGCCTGCCTGAAAGATTTTGACAGTATTCCAATTTCAACCCCTTGATTTAGTACAGCATCAAGAGCTGCATAGATACCAGTTGTAAAAGACTTTGACATCCCACGGCTCCATACGCCCATAAAATAATCTCTTTCAAACATAGACTTGATAGCCATATGCTGAAATGGAAAAAGCTTGACTCCTAATATAAGGTCTGCAGAAAAAGTAATGTTATTTCGTAAAAATTCATAAAGAGCCAGCTTGGCTTCCTTTTCTTCCAAGAAGCCATCTACTTTTAAAAGCTCTTCATTATCTCTTAATTGATGCGAAGGCTTGCCTTGATTTCCTTCATGCCAGCTCATGTTTTTTTTGATCCCAGAAATATTGCATGTCAGTACGCCAAATATTTTTACCGTGCATTAAAACTCTTGGGATAAATTTTGAAGCACTTTCTCTGTCATCAACAAATACAAATTGGCAACACCTAGGAAAATCATGACATAAATCTTTAATCTGCCTAAGCGTGAAATCTACATTGCTACGCCGATTAAAAATTTTATTTTCTTTAATCATCTTTTCTACATTAGATTCTATCACAATAAATAAATAGGAATCCATTTCTTGCGCTCTTTGTATCTCTCTTCTAAATCTTTCTATGTTATGTTTATTTAAAGTCCCTTGCAAATCGTTGCCAGATTTTCTATCTACAAAAGTGTAATTGTAATATTTCCCTAATGTAGTGTAATCCCCTATATCTAACTTCAGCACTTCTGATTGGCAAAAATCAAAGCTCAAAGGTTTTTGCTCTCTTGTGTCTATGGCAATTTTTAAATCTTCAGGAACTTTATCTGTAAAAAAATTTTTAGGTAAGTTTTTGTCAAACAAAGGTTCGCAACCTAAAATTTCGCAAGCCGCATTATAACTGCCGAAAATCTTTTTGTAGACGGAAAGAGGCGGCAAAAAAGAATTTTTAGTCTCTAAATGAAACGCGCCATATTTTCTATTTTTTTTATTATGTCTTTTTTCAAGAAGTGACATTGCGTATTTTTTGACTTCTTCTGAAGAATTTTCTTCGCACCATTTGAATAATTGCTGCTTGGTGGAAAAGTCTCGTTCAAAATATTCTTCATATCTTTTGAAGGGCAATGGGTCACCTGTTAATTTGTTTTTTCTTGGAAAGTGTTTGGTATAGTAAGAAGCTAAATTTAAATCATGCTGTTTAAAATGTTTGTGCAATGAAGCTCTACTTGCAAACTCTTTGCCGCATTCTGCACAGGTAAAAACTTTGGACTCCACCACTTCCATTATATCGCATCTTCCTTACTGATACCCAAGACCCTAGCTTTCCAGTCGGACATTTTCTCTATTTCGTCCGCCTCTTTTCTGATCGCTTGCTTTTGCATATCTGCCATTTTGATCATCAGCTTTCTTTCATTTTCATCTTGAAATAACTGCACTAACGAAAGAATAGAGGCATTGCGTTGCTGTTGATTTGCAACCCTCTTTGCTCTTTCGCCATTTAGCTTGGCTAACATTTTATCGATTCTGTTGATGCATTGGTTATACTCTTCAGCTTTAGTTTTTAACATCTCGGTCAATCTCATGGTCAAATCATTTTGACCCTCAGTGTCATCGAACATTAAATTTAATTTTTGCTTCTGCTGCTCTATCTCTTTTAGATTGACATAATCCATACATACATTAACATACAAATTTAGTTCATCAGAAGTTAAATCAGGCTTGTCCCAAGTGCTTCTAATATATTCTGATTCAAACAATTCTCGGTTCTGTTTTGTAATGTAAGAATTTATAACTTGCATGAACCTAGGCGCGCATAGATAAGAGATTAATTTTTCTACGCATTTTTTATCTTGCACATTTAGCTTGGTTGGCTCAAAAGATCTTGACGCAACTTTATTCAATCTTTTGATGGCAGTTGAAATTATTGTGGGCGGTACATACTTTTCTCCAGCCGCATCGTCACGAAGATTGGTTGTGGATGGAAATTCTTTGTTAATATATTCGCAAAGAGCGATGAACTTATCGGTCTCACTAAAGCCTTTACTCTCAGCGTCTTTTGGCCACAGCAGTTGACCAAGTTCGAGCTTTGTCATTTCAGGGCAATAGTGCTGCTTTACAAAAGATTTTTCATCATCGTTTAAAAAATGTTTAACAACTCTTTTTTTAACTTTTGTTCTGTAGCTCAGCCCTTTTTCGACCCAATACTTTCGCAGAGCCCTACCTCTAACAGTGCTGCCTTTTTCATTTTCGTCTTTGAATAATTTTTTAGTAGCTTCGCTTAAATCTCCATCTAGCTCTTGAAATAATTCTAAGCTACGCTTTTTTTCTTCGTCTGTTAAGGTATACTGCTTCATTCGAAAAATATATCTGTTTCAAGGCAAATTCTTTTAGCTATTTTCTTGTAAAAATTTTTAAGATTTTTGATTTGTTTGTAACCGGCTTTCCTGCCTTTTTCATTACTTTTGTAACCTAAAACTTTCGCAACGAGTTCTTCATCAATATAATCTATAAATAACATTTTATAAATTATGTAATGCCTATCATTCAAATACTGCCTCATTTTCAGATGCATATGATTTACAGCTTTGTCAATTTTATAATGATCTTCCGGCGAGGTGTGGCGATCGAAGTCATTAGTTTCGAGTGAAACTGGTATCTTTATATCATAAGCCTGTTTTCTAGTTTTATACCATTTTGCGTAATCTGGACATTCGTCGGATTGCAATCCGCTAGATGTCAGAGAGCATAAATTAGAGACTTGGCCCGCGGCTTGTTCTTTTGATTGGTTGTGTTTACAGCTAACACAAGGCCTTGCGAAATTAGAATAGTTATTGCGTAAAATATTTTTAAGCTGATTGGATATAATCTTGTTGACCCACGGTTCTATAGGTCTAGACTGGTCCCATTGATCCCATTTGTTATAAATGTGAGCTCTGATAATTTGCGATACGTCGTCGAAATCTAACCAAGCGAGAGCATGTAAATGCCACTTGTAGTATCGCTTTCTAATCTCGTTATCAATTACCTCAAATTTATCTTCGTACGTTTGTTTATTGTTGTCCGGCACTGCCACCTACATCCTCGTAATTCCCGCGAGAGCTGCCGCATTCGCGTTGGGACACTTTTAAAAAATCCTCCTTGGTCATTTTTTTGTACCCCTCAGTGGCTTCAGCATTGTATGCAATTTCTTCCGGATTAATTGGATTATTTACCAAAGTTTCAATTGTAACTTTACTTTTTGGCAAATCGATTTCATACTCTAATTTTGAAATGTTAGGCACGGAATCCTCGTCTCGTGAACTGGCAGAAGACTCAGATTTTACTGTTGAGCCTTTAGCCATTCCAAATGCCGAAAAAGTCTCACCGCAACTTTGACAAAAGTTCGGCTTCTTTAAAGTGAAGTGATTTTTAGCTCCACACTCTGGACAAAATATACTAGCCATTTTTTATATTTTATTTTTGTAGGTTATTTTCTAATTTATTTACAATAAATTTTAATATTTCGCTGCGAACAATATCCTCGTCTGTAAAACGAAAAGTGTAGATTCCTTGCTCTTTAGATTCTTCATTGTCAAATATTTCCATAATCGGAGCAAATCCAGTTTTTCCATTTATGTCAGATTGCATCGGGTCACCGCATATGAAGTACTTGGAATTTTCACCTATCCTTGTTATCAAGGTTACCAATTCTTTCCTTGTAAAATTTTGAGACTCATCTGCGATAATGAGTTTATTAGCCCAGCTAGCACCCCTTAAATAATTTATTGGGGCGCACTGTATAATATTTTCCTCTATTAGCATTTTTATTTGATCTTTTTCCAAAAGCTCTTCAAGTTTATCTTGAAGCGGCATCATGAAAGGATGAAATTTTTCATCTACATCTCCCGGCAAGCTGCCTAAATTCTTTTCTCCACTTTCTGCTATTGTTCTAACATAAAAAACATCTTGGTTCATATTCATGTTAAAAAGCTGTAAAGCCGCATAAATAGAAACAAAAGTTTTCGAAGACCCGGCTGGCCCTGAAACAAAAATTATTTTTGTATTTTTATCAAAAGCTATTTTTAAGAACTCATGTTGCTTTTTTGTTAACTCAAAATTTTTCAGATAAAGCTTGTACTTATTTTCATTTAATGCTATTATCTTTTCCGACGCTGAAGACTTCTTCCGTCTGCTCATTACATAATATTACACTTGACTTAAGCAAAATACCTTTTAAAATATAAACAATATATGATTTTCCATGTTTTATCAGTTCCTATTTATCCTACACGGAAAGAAATAACCCTTTGCGCATTCACGCAAAAAGTTTACAAATTTTGCACCGAAATGACAAAGAGAGGTCATACGGTGTTTCATTACGGGCATCCTGATTCAGACGTAAGTTGTACAAAGCATTTTGATGTAGTTTCAAGGGAAACTTACAACAAAGTTTACGGCAAGCAAAGTTGGAAAGAATTTCACGACCAAAATGTTGATAACAAAGTTCATAAAGAATTCAATAAAAATGCCTCCGAATTAATTCGAAAAAACAAACAAAGCGAAAATGATTTAGTCTTAGCTTTTTGGGGTTTTGGGCACGCAGCTTGCTGCAATAAATTGAAAGATTTCATAATCATTGAACCAAGTATAGGATACGATTCTGGATTCGCTCCGTTCAAAGTATTTGAAAGTTACGCTCAATTACACAAGCTGCAACACCAGTTATATAAAAACAATATACCATCTTTTGGTGATGCTGTCATACCTCCGGGTTTTTACTTTGACGACTTTATTTATGAAGAGCAAAAAGATAATTATATGCTTTTTCTGGGCAGAATGGTAGATACCAAAGGCATAATTCTAGCTCAAGAAATTTCAAAAATATTGAACTTACCGATAAAATTTGTCGGCCCACAAAATATGAAAAACAGTCTGGCTAAAGATAATCCAAGAGCTGAATATATTCACACTGTTAGTTTTGATGAAAGAAAAAATTTTTTGGCAAAAGCTAGATGTTTAATAATGCCAAGTTTATATTCTGAGCCTTGCGGATGGACTATGATAGAATCTTTCATCTCCGGGACGCCAGTAATTTCTACAGATTGGGGCGGAATGTCTGAGTACAACATTCACAGAAAAACTGGATTCAGATGCAGGTCTTTAAATGAATTTGTGCATGCTGTTAATCAAAGTGCTCAAATTCGACCTCAAGATTGCAGAAAACATGCGGAAGATAATTTTGCGATTTCTGATATCATGGCCACGTACGAAAGGTATTTTTCTTCTGTTATAAATTTAAAAAAATACCAAGGCCCGAACTACGTCCTTGAAAAGTGCAATTTTATTGTCAAATAAAAATTTAATAGTATTTTTAAAAAATCTGTGTATATTATATTCGTAATATGGGAGAACAAGGAAAAAACAAAATAAGCTTTGGTGATCTTGATACATTTCTTAAAATAGCGCCAATTATTGGGCTAGCTATTTTAGCTTACCTTCAAACATTGTTTCCTAGTAAAGTTGAATTCGAAAAGTTAGAAGACCATTTAATTCAAATGGATAAAAAAATAACAGAAATTACAATTCTTCAAAAAGACACTTCAAACAATACGTCCGAAATTAGAGATTTAAACGCAAGGTTAAGAGAGATAGAATTAAAATTAGCGCAACATCACCCCTCAGCTCTAAAAACAAAAAACCCATAGAAAAACAAATTTTAAAAAATATTATAACAAATGGCACACTTATCAGGAACATATACTTATACTTTTAGTCGGTTAGATCCGATGTACAACAATTCTCTTAAAACGGGAGTTCAATCTTTAGTAGTCGGACTTTCTTGCACCTTTAGCGGTGTTGATGAAAATGGCGTCTCTGCCGTTGAAGGCGCATATATCGATGGCACAACTGGATTTACCAATTGGACTGACCCTATCCCTGATTATCCAGCGTCTGGCGTAACTGGCGCTTCTGGATATGCTGTAAATTATACTCCTGATTATGTTTCTGGAAATATTAGTGGACTAGCCAATGAATATGTTTCTGGACTAGGATGGCTGCACCAGTTGGAAGATCAGATTTATGGTAAATTGCATACGCCTATTTCATGGTCAGATTTTCCATTTCCTCACGACGGGATACCCCCTGTTAATCCAGAAGATGAATAAAAAAGCCCCGCAAAAGCGGGGCTTCTTTTTTATGTAATTAGTATTATTCGCCGGGCTTATTTCCCTCAATCACTTTATCGCGTTTGTTTGCAAATTCCTTTTTAATCTCAGCCATACGCTTTTTCATTTCTTCTGCATGTTTCTTGCGCAGTTCGTGAAGCTCTTTGGTAAGTTCGCGCATTTTTTCACGAAGCTCATTTAATTCTTCGCTCTGTATACGTTTACCGTCCCATCTGCCAAAATGTTTAGGTTTCTTGCTTCCGCGCTGCTTTTTTCTTTTTTCGGCAGCAGCTTTTAAACGCTCTTTGACTTTTTCTTTGTCAATCTTTTTTTCTGGACGAGGTTTATCCGGCTTATCTTTATGTTTATTAGGGCGTGCTTGAACTGTTGATAATGACATTGCGATAATCGCAACCAATAAGATTTTAGATAAGTATTTCATACTTAACATAATATACACCATAGGGGCTTTTTAGTTACATAAAAATATTTGGCGCCAAATATTCTTTGTGAGTGTAAATTATTTTTGGAGAAGTGTTCAAAAGAATAATAATATTGTTTTGTTTTTTTGTTTTATCGGGCTGCAAGTCGATCGAAGGCGATGGCAGAGTAGAAAAAATACGTGTTTCAATTCCCGCGTTTTTGTCTATAGAGATGGACTATTACAAAGATCAAGAAAATAAAAATCCAGAAGGGATGGTAAAAACTACAAGTTTCGCCCCTGCACCAAAAGAAGAAATTCAAATTCCGGGGGTAGGGATGATGCCCAAATTGATGGACATGACCAAAGGGGGAAAATAAATGGAAACTGAACTTTTAAATAATTTAACAAATTTAGTTAATACTAATGTATTAAATCAACTACAATCTTTTGACAAAAGTCAAGCAGAGAATATAGCCAAAACTTTATTTTCCGAATATGGATGGCTTTTTGCCGCAGGTGTCGCAGTTATTCTGATTAAAGATGTTATGATGAATTTTGCCAAAGGAATTCTTATATTTTATGGTTCTCACTTTAATAATGACGATATAATTTATATTAGTGGACGTCAAGCAAGAATAGTAAGAGTAGGCTTAACCACTACTACGTTTTACATGACAGACCGCAAAACTAAAATGGTCGTACCGAACGAACAGCTCAAGGAGCTTACAATTGAAAAAACTTTACCCCTCAACGGCGGATCTCCGTATCTACCTAAAGGTAATGACCCTGAGTTTGAAAAACCGAGCTCAAGTAAGAAGTGAGTAAATCTCAACAAAAACTCAAAATGAAAAGAAGAAAACTCTTGGCAAAACAACAAAGAGCCGAAGCCCTAGAAAAGAAAAAATCTTTAAAAAAGAAAATTATTTTAGGTATAATAGTTATTGTTATTTCTGTTGCCTGCGCATTCACATTTGGCAAAAAGCAAGAAATAAAAGAAAAAATTGCTGAAAAAGCTGTAGAACATGTAATTGATGACGCCACAGAAAAGCTAAAAGATAAGGCATTAGAAAAAATAACAGAAAATTTTATTATAAAATAACATGAAATATAATTACAATTTTAATCGAGATGAAGACGTGGACCCTACAGGCCAAGTCGTAGAAAATATTAGCACAGCAATAAACGGTGATGCCACTAATTTACCTTTAGATGCTGTTTTAAGTGGCGTTGAAAGTTTTACTATCGCTTGTGGTTTTGAACTAAATGGAAGTGGTATAGGACTGGTCAGCAAAGGTTAATCCCCTTTTTTAATAATTTTAATTCTGTCTTCGTACACAGAAACTAAATTAATCATCTCATCCGTAACTTTCGCAAAATCTTCTTCTCGTAATTTAGAAGAGCAGTACATCAATTGCGAAACTATCTGGCAAGTATAAGCATACAGTTCGTGTGCTTTTTCTTCGTTTGTTTTCATGCGGAGGGGTACTCTGGCAAATCTTCGGTATACATTTTAGATCTTAACGGACTAGGCTCTTTAGCTTCTTCCTTATCCTCTTCAGGATAGTGATTATAGAAAAAATAAGGGCTATTACCATATGAACGATCGATGTCTTCAGACGTCATTGCGTCTTTAAATATTTTTACTTTTGGCGGGTTATCCACAGGATAAGGAACAATAAAATCAGGGTTATGCCAGCGAAGTAGATTATTAGGAGGTATGGCGTAATTTCCATCGTCCAATTGTAAAAAGTGATAACACTTTGAATCTTGATCGTTAGCGTATCCGATATTGAGCTCGTTAAGATCTCCCTCGTAGTCGTCAATAGTAAAAACATACTGACCAGAACGCCATACTCTGTCGCGGCAGAATACGTCAACTCTACGGTTTTGCAAAAAGCCGAACGTTGTAACTGCAATGTCATTATCCTGACAATCCCACGTCTGTAGTAGAGATAATCTTCTTTGTTCATCTTCGTGCAACGGATCATAATCCTCTTTATGGCAAAAAGCAGATATAGGCATTTGCCAAAAAATAGCCCCAAAGCACGATTGAAAGTGAAAGTGCATTGGTCTATTGATCATAGATTTTACACCAAAAATGTAACCTTCGGTTAGTCCGAGGTCATCATTTCCAAAAATATATTTGTTTCTTATGAAACATTCGATGTATGGGGTATTTGCATTTAATTGAGCCATTTTGATTCTTTTGAGTGTAATATAAAAGACTTGACATGCGTGTGTCAACTCACTATTATCTTAGCAGGTTTTGACCTACCTTTAAAAGGTTTTTTTACAAAATATGAAGAAATTATTTCTTACAACATTATTGATTGGTTCTTGCCTCTCTTTGAGTGCGCAAGAAGTGGCTCCTAAGCCCTCGTTTACTGCAATCGCCGGCTATGCCGATGAGATCAACATTCGTGGTTTATCTTATGGTGGAGACGGTTTCCTTGCAGGAATTAACGGTAAGTTCCCAGTTACACTTCTAGACCAAAGTTGGACTATTGATTCTGGAGCTTACCATCTGTTAGCTTCAGAAGAAGAAACGCAGTCGCATTTTCATATCGGTCTTGGTAGAGGCTGGGAGATTGGCGGTTTTGGCCTGAAAACTTCAGGCGGAATCAGCAGTCACCAGATTGCCAATCCTGCCATTGATAGCAGCGTGGCTGTACAAGGAACTGTGAAGTTAGCTTCTGATCCTTTAGGTGTTAGCGAATGGGTGACTCCATCGATTTCGCTTTGGAAGGATGTAGATTACGGGTTCACTGGCGCTACATGGAAAGTAGAGAAGGATTTTGGTTTAAATCTTTTAGGAAAAGATTTGTCTTTAACTCCTTCTGTAGCTTGGGGAATTGGCGACGAGTACGACTACACTCAATTGTCTTTAGGTGCTTCTACTGACATTGAGCTTTTTGGTACAACTTGGGAGCCTAATGTCAACATCACTTATCTTGACAATGATGTCGACGTAGACGGACTTAAGGCCGACGAGCAGGTTTCTGTTTGGCTTGGCATGAAATATAAGTTCTAAAAACTAATTTAAAATATTAGTTCAAAACCCTCGGATGAACTCCGAGGGTTTTTTGTGTAAATACTTATGTGATTTCTAATACTTTAATATTTTGCGAAGGTATTGTTGAGCCACCTACAGAAAGTTTAGCGGTTAGAAGTTTATGTTTGTATTTAGATGTTTTCAGCGATTCCCCTTCGTTTTTATTTGAGACTGAAAAAGATACTACCGATTTATATTACAACTGGCTTAAAAAAACAGGTATTAACGATTTTATAGAAGAAATCATACATCCAGAATATAATATAAAAGGTTTGCGTTTATCAGAAACAATGAGGCGTTCACCTTGCTTTAAAATAGACAGAATATCTTGGGATAATTTAAACTTTATTTTAAGCAAAATATCATAACAAGTGTATACATTTTAAAGAAAAATGGAAATCGATTTTACAAAGAAGATTCTAGCGGCCAACGAAAATAAAACTCTTAACAAGCCTTTTAGGACGCCAAAAGGCCCCAAAAAGTTCTCTGTGTACGTCAAGAACGAGAAGGGCAATGTTGTTAAGGTGAATTTTGGCGATCCAAATATGGAGATCAAAAGAGATGATCCCGATCGTCGCCGCAACTTTCGCGCACGCCATAACTGTTCTAATCCCGGACCAAAAACCAAAGCTCGATACTGGTCCTGTAAAATGTGGGAAGCTGGCAAATCGGTCACTGATTACACCAAGGGTTCTGCAGATTGGGATGGAGTTAGTTTAGCTGACCATGATGAATTATTGAATATTGATCCAGAGTTAGCTTTTGTTGAAGAAGAGGTTACCGAAGGAGAAGATGATTGTGGTTGCGGCGGCTGCGGATGCAAAGAAGCTCAAGCTGCTGATGATGATCAAGAATCTGGTATGATTCTATCTCAAATTTCTAAATCTATAGATCAGCTTACTGAACTAAAATCGATGATCAATGCAATGCCTGAAGACGCAGACTTTGAAGGTTGGGTTCAATCAAAATTTACAAAAATTGCTGATTATGTAAATAGCGTACATAGTTATATTAAATATTACGAATCCGATGATGAAATGGAAGCGTCTTTTAATTATGACATGACTTCAGAGGAATATGACGAAGTTATGACCATTGAGGATATTATCAGCGCTGCAAGGCCCGGCCCAAAATCTGCAGCTCAAACTCCAGCCAAACCTAGCGAAAGAAGAAAAGGGTCTAGCAAAAACAAACCGGGAAGCGCTGGAAGTAAAGGTGGTAAGATTAATTTTTCAGAAAGCGTAATTACTTCATTAAAAGAAAAAGTAAAAAAACATAATGCGAAATACTCAAAGAAGGTAACGCTCGGTCAATTAAAGAAAGTTTATCGCAGAGGAGCTGGAGCGTTCTCTTCGTCTCACAGACCGGGCATGAGCCGCGGAGGATGGGCTATGGCGAGAGTTAATATGTTTTTGAAGATGAAGAGGGGCGGCAAAGTAAAAGACTCTTACAGGAAGGCTGACGGCGATATATAGCCTATTCCTGATCTTTACGATCAACACATTCGCTCATCAAAGGCCACTCTAACTTAGAGTGGCTTTTTATTTCCTTGATTTCTCTTCGGCATCTATCACACTCGAATTTAGTTTTAGCTCCAATAACCCATCTAATTGGGTTTTGGGTTACATGACCACAAGCGCAAAACCATTTTCTAGCTTTTTTTGGTTTTTGCAATGGGTCAAAACTCATGCTAAGATAGTATTTTGAAAAAAGTCCAAAACTGCTGCAGGTTTGAATTTATCGGCGACAACTCCTCCTGTAAATAGAGGAGCATCTACATATTGTTGATAAAGTGAGTCGTCTTGGTCTATTTCTTTAATTCTTTCCACCAAAGCGTCCACCGACTCAAAATCATTCAAATTAATAAATGATTCAGGATTGAAATCATTTGAAACGCTAGAGTGTCCCCAGTATATCGGTACCGCTCCAGCAGTCTTAGCGTGAAAAAGCTTTTCTGTATGATAGCCCTCACGAATAGCATTCTCAAAACATATTACAAACTTATAATCTTTATAAATTTCGTACTTTCTTTTTTCGTATGGGTAAAAATCATTACCAAACAATTGTCCATAGCCATCAACCTTTTTGTAAGCGCTTAATTTTTCATGAATTTCTTCTCTGGGGTTTTGCCAACTGTTATTAAAAATTTGAACGCAGAACTTCGTCTTCTCAGTTCTTTTGTACTCATTGTCGTTGATTTGATCTTCTGGCAATAAAAAGTCTGGCTCACCGAAAGCCTCTTTGTTAAACCAATTTATTTGATAAGCCCACCAAGGAAATCTATAATATCTAGAATCATCTATTACATCGTGAGCCAAAGCAAAATCACATTGACCATAAAAATAATCTCTATCTCCGGAGCCTTCGTTAAAACTTATTAATTTTCCGTTTTTTCTTGTCTTTATGCTTACTGGCGGAGGATAGGTACTTTTATCGAATAACGGAGGAACGCCTTCTATAGTATAGAAAACTTTTTTTGCATTAGTGTCTTTAAATGAATCTCTTTCTATTTTTCGCCAAGGGTCAGATGATAAGAATAATATATCTGGATTTTCTTTGTCCAGTTCTACATCGTAAACAGTATCTAGCAAATAGTAAAAATAATTATTGTTGTGCCAAAAGTTTGGCCAAAAATCAATAAAATGTAATTTTAATTTATCTCCAGTATTTATGCTCATAATCAGGTGTGTTTTCTTTTATAAGGGTTTCTCGCCACTCTGCTTTAGAATATTCAGAAAGTAAAATATGATTACCTGTGTTTGTGTCTTCAGACGGAATCCATCTTCTTGCTAGTTGATACATTTGAGCTTCTTCATATTCAAACATATGTGTCAAGTTAGCAAACTTTTTTAAAAGCGTTCTACGAGGCGGTGGGTTTATTCCTCTTTCTATTTTGCGCCACATAGATGTTTTTACTCCTAATATTTTAGCGAATTTATCAAGGTTCTTAAAATACTTTAATCTATACTCTTTGATATAAACATTGAACTTCATTTTTCCAATTCGTTTATATATCTATTTAAATCGCAACACTCTTCAAGTAAATTAATAGCGGTGGCTCTCCAGTATTTTCCTACATCTCGCAAAGCTTCGTTTTGATCTCGTAAAGCTTCAAGTTCTTGTTGCGCTTTATCTATAAAGGGACACGTATCCCCGGGTATTTCAGGGCAATCCTCTGTTAAATCTTTGTATCCTTTTGTCGGGAACTGCATTTTTATTTTTTTCGATCTCGGCTTCTTTCGTCGTATTGCCTACGTCTCTCGTTGGTTTCTATTTTGCGATCTATTTTTTCTTGTCCACTTTGAAGTCTTTCAAGCCGCTGAAGAATATACTCTCTTTTTTCTTTATCGTCTATTCTATCTATATACTCTAAGCCCTTTTGTATAATTCTTGGATCTACTTTTGGTCGCCTAGAAGGAACAGTGATAACATTTGGCTTAGAAGTTGTTGGTGCTGGTGCAGCAATTTTAACTAATTCACGTTTGTCGTCCTTCTTTTTAATAATAGTAGGCGTTACCTTTAATGCTGGCAATGTTACTATTGTGGGTAATTTATGAGTAGCAAACGAAAGAGTTTCTATAGTTCCATTATTATCAACCTTTACTAAGCCGTTTGTTACGCTTAACAAGCTTACCCCACTATCGGTCCTTTGTTTTGTAGAAATAGTCAAATATTTTTTGGCAACGTCTTTTGAAACCATATAAACTGTCGTTACTCCTCTACGAGTGATAATCCCGGTAAGTTTTAATTCCATCGGGGGCTTAATTAATAACGGTGGCGTAATTACTTTTATTGGCGTGTCGTGTGCCAATCCAAAAGCATTTCTATTTGTTATGCTGTCATAATCTTTTTGTTCTGCGAAAACAGAGCCGGCCAGTACAAATGATAATAATACTTTCTTCATTTTTTTATTTTTATAGGTTCATGTTGTCTTGTTGTATATATATGATGCAATTCATCATATGCTTCATTATAATTCCATCTTGGGCATTTTAAAGACATAGTTCTGTGTTTTGGATAATCTTCCTGCCAAACCCAAGTACCGCTACAGCCAGTAGAAAGAAAAAGAAGAATAAAACATAAAATCAATCCACCTATAGGAATACGCAAGGTCCACGTTTCTAAAAATTTTATTTCTTTGTCAATATCCACGCTCAGTCGTCCTTTCTTGTTGGGATGCGCTTGGGAGGCACACCTTTGCTAATCGGCCTGCTAGGGGCATTTACGGGCCGCTGTGGCCTATCTGGAAGCGGCTTCGACTTAGTCACATGCTCATGGTAATGTATTTGCCTTGGGGTATAGTGATGATAGTGATGATGATCTACATGGTGATCAAAATGGTGATGATGGTCACAATGATGATGATCGCAATCGACAACTTCCCAATTAGCACACCCTGTCAATAAAAATAACAATAAAAATGCTGACATGCCTGCTATTATTACTTTTAGACAATCAAATGCTATACTTGCGTTATTTTTAAAAATTTTTTTCATTTTTTAAATTTACACTTTAAAATGTTTATAATGTACCGTGGGGCCACAAGCACCCAGCCTAAAAACATAAAAAATACCTCTAAAATCTTTTGTATTTTACTCATTTGTCTTTTTTCTTGATTTATGAGTTGATTTATATTTTTTAGCGCTTTTTCGTCTGCCGTCCATCTTTCGTCTTTCCAAGAAACACAATATATTTTCATCTAATACCTGAACCTACTTTTTCGAACATTAAGTCTTTAGTTGCCATATCGCCTCTAGACTCACAAGACGAAACTGACACCGCTATAATAAATACAAGCCCCATCAGGCACAAGACAAAATGTTTTTGTTTATCATTCATATTGTAATATTCAACAACTCAAATCGTGTTGATAGCTGTATTTTACTTGCAACATATTCCTCAAAAAGTGTTTTTTCGTTTGCGCGTCTTTGTAGCGAGTTGGCCGCAAAGCCAGCTTCGCGCACCCTTCTGTCTTGCCACGATTGTATCCCCTTTGAATGTATATCATTATCTTGTATTGTCCATGGCTTATACAATTGGGAAACCAGTTGAACTTTCCCTATCATTCAAGTTCAACTCTTTTTGTACCTCTCCAGTCCGGAAACTCTGTTCTGCCGAATCCCGGACCATATGCCGTCCACATATGAACTGTAGACCCATGCTTAACTATGACCTGCCCCCAATCTTCGAACTTCAATCCGCGGATATCCATTTCACAAACATATTGATGTACATGATTAGAAATTAAAATATGATCATTATCCCCGGCGTCCATGCAACGCTGGGCCATGTTGATGCCATCGCCCGAAACATTAGGGTTATCGTTGATATCTTTTACCGGAACTACCGGTCCGGTATACAAACCCATTCTTAATCCAATTTGAGCATGTTTATATACTTTTTTTCCTACGTCCACGGCGCATTTAAATGCAGCGTGAACCGAATTAAAAAAAACTAAAGCCATACCGTCTCCGGTAGGCAATATAATCAATTTACCTTGTCTTTGAGCTTGCTGAAAGCTTTGGGTGCCTTTTACATACGATATAAGTTCATCTGTTACTTTTTTTTGCTCTGCCGTGCTCTTTTTAGAATATCCAACTATATCCATAAAAAATGTATGAGCTTCACACGGCCTATCGTACTCGAGCGATTCACCTTTTAACTTAAATGGATCTTCTCCCCACTTCCACTTGATAACTCGTTGTCTTTTTTTCTTTTCTTCTTCTTGTTGGATTTTCTTCCTAGCTTCGGCGGCCTGATCTTCTTTTTGTTTCATTTGCGCGGCTGCCGCCTCTAATCTTTTTATTTTATCAGATTTAGACTCGAATAATTTGCCCAGCAATCCTTCTGGTTGCTTAGGAGCATCTTCGTATGTTAGACCTTTGAATTCTGGCTCATCATTACCAACTTTAATTTGACCTGCGGATTTTTTATATTTTACTTGGCCTCTTGTAGAATGCTTCATTGCGCCCTTGGAAACCAAATATTTTAGCATCTCCTCATTTTCATTATCGTTTGCTATTTCCCAAGGATTAAGTTGGTCTAGCTCTGGCTCAAATGTAGATCCGTTTACATTGGCTTTGTTTTCTACTAATAATTTAACTATATCAAAATTACCTATCTCAACAGCATAATGTATGGGCATCCAACCTCTATTATCTCTTTCATTTATTTTTATAGAGTCATCTTCAAGAAGACATTCTATTTCATCGATATCTTGCATTTGAACTGCTTGATGCAAGTTTAATTCTTCTGTGCAAAATTCTCCGCCCTTTGATATGAGATTGTTTAGTATTTTTGTTCGATGAGGACCTTCGGCAACGTCCATAGGATGAACAATAGGAATTTTATCTTCTTTGTTGTCTTCTAATGCTAAATTCCAATCATTTTGTTTTTTGGCTTGAGGCGGTTTACTTTTTATGTTAGGGCTGACGCCTGCATCCAAAATAATTTGAACTACCTTGGCTTTACTATAGTTTGCTGCATAATGTAGCGGACTCCAGCCTTGTTCATCATCTAACGACAAAAAAGCCCTCTTGTTAGAGAGAGCTTTCTTGATTCCCTTGATATTACCTGTACTCGCTAAAGTATGGATATCTCCCATGTAATATTATTACACTTAATCTTCATTTTTTTCAGCAGCTTCGTCGATCAAATCTGAAATCTGTTTTTCTAATTCTTTGATTTCTTCACGATAACCGGCGGCTGTAGATTTTAGTTCTGTTTTGAGTTGAATAACTTGCTTAACGAGATCTACGATTTCTTTTTCTTTATTTTCCATATGGTATAATAAGTGTTAGATTTTATTTTCTATTGAAATATTATGGTTGTGAAAGCTTTAATTACGGGTTCGGGCGGCTTGATAGGCAGCGAAGCGGCTAGGCACTTCCACAGCAAAGGATTTTCAATTCTTGGTATAGATGATAACTCTAGAGCCAAATTTTTTGGCTCAGAAGGGTCGAGCGGTAAAAATTTAGAAAAACTTCGCAAAGATCTCGGCGATTCTTATCAACATAGCTATGTTGACTTAAAAAACTATCTAGAGCTTGAACTTTTTTTTAAAAAAAATAAATTTGACGTAATTATACATACTGCGGCTCAACCTTCGCATGATTGGTCTGCAAAAGATCCTATAACTGATTTTACTGTTAATGCAGTATGCACAATCAATTTATTAGAACTTACAAGACTTTATAACAAAGATGCGACTTTTATTTTCACTTCTACTAACAAAGTATACGGAGATAGACCTAATGTATCATATTATACAAAAAAATGCGATCAAACATATAAAAACTTATACATATCAGAATTAGATACTAGATATGAAGGATTTTTCAATATGGATTGCACTGCTAGCATTGATGAGACCATGTCCATAGATCAATCTGTTCATTCTCCGTTTGGCGTCTCAAAAGCTTCGGCAGATTTGTTGTGTCAAGAATATGGTCAATATTACGATATGAACGTGGGTATCTTTCGATGCGGTTGCGTAACCGGCGCTAAACACGCAGCAGTAGAGCTTCACGGCTTTTTATCTTATCTTGTGCACTGCGCTATCAATAATAGACCTTATACGATTTGGGGCTATAAAGGCAAACAAACTCGCGACATTATACATTCCTCTGATTTGGTTGATATGTTTTGGCATTTTTGCCAATTCCCTAAAAAAGGAAAAACATATAATGCCGGTGGAGGAAGAAGAAATAGTATTTCTATATTGGAGGCAATAGATAAAATAAACCGTATAGCCGCGATTCAATATAATAATTATACTGTATCAGATAATAATCGTAAAGGCGATCATGTTTGGTATATTAGTAATTATGATAGATTTAGTCGCGATTATCCTGAGTGGTCTCAAAAATATAATATTGATGATATGATTATGGATTTGATGTCGTAATGACTTTTCTCCAGTCTTTAGGTATATCTCCGGTGAACTCAATTGTTTTAGCCCGAAATGAATTGTTTAAAATCCAAACTGCTGTTCCAGCAGGTAAGAAATGTGATGGATAGTCCCATTCTTCAAAGTCTGGATCGTAAGAGTTGATTATCCATTTGCTGTTTTTGTATTCATATAAAACAAAGTCAGGAGCTGCCCCAAAAATATCAGTTATAGTATTGTTGTGATAAGAAAACGGTATATGTAGCATGGAAAATCCTGAAGGTATAGATTTTCTTAATTTATAAGTGTTTTGTATTTTTATTGATTTGATTGGTACTTCAAGTATGAATCCTGATATCTGGGCGTGAGTTGGTGGATGATCATTCCATTGTGCTCTAAATACACTATGAAAATGAAGGTAATGTTCAACTCCATTTGCATTATCGTTTCCGTGGCCGCCCCAATTTGCAAAATCCCATTTTTCGCCCGTAATCCAACGCCACCTTCCTTCTGATCCTTCGTCGGTAGCTCCGAGCCATACATTTTGATTTTGTAATTTTAATTTATTAAATACAACATCATTTTCTTCTTGAGAAGTTAATACAGCTAAATGGCCTCCTAGTTCTTCCGCTTTCAGTTTGGCTTGATGCCATGTATAATGCTTATTCTTAATAAAAGTGTAAGTTGATGTTCCGTATCTTATGGTTGACTCTGACGGATTTGCATTCAGAGAAGCGGCGCTAAAAAGTACAATTAAAAATAAATATAATTTCGTCATGCGAAAAGTTTGTTTGTTTTTGTTTGGATTGTCAAGAATAAATTGATTTGAAATTAAATGAGGCCGCCGATTTTTTTGATTTAGTAAAATTTTGATTTGTTTGGTTTTAGTTTCGATATTGAAAAAAAGCACCCCCCGCCGTTATTATAAACATATCATAGTATAAAATTTTAAAAAATGGGTAGGGTTATTGTCAAAAATAATAATTTTAGGCCTAAATTTTTTTTTAATTTTTTTTCATTTAGGGGTTGCAATTGTCTGAGGTTCTGCTATACTGATTTCAGCAAGCGGGGGAAGGCCCGCACAACATAAAAAAAAGTTATGAAAGACATGAACAACACGGATAAGATGGAGCAAGGTTACGAAGAGGTCTGCACTGGATGCGGCGAGACAGTTTGCTTGACGAAAGAAGAGCATGACCAATGGGATCACGGATTCGACAACTTCATGTGCTGGGAGTGCGAATAAAAAAAGTTAAAATAAACTGTTGACTTTCAAAAAAATTCTGATATACTGAATCCCGTTATGAGAGATAAGAAATCATTCTTAAATGTTACCTTCAAAGTGGAGAAGAACCCAACCTACACCGGCAACCACTTCTCGGCCCGTGTCAACCGTGTCAAGGGCTGCACTTTCCCGCTTGGCACAACCGAGCAGGAAATGATCGACCAGTACCACAACCAAGTGGTGTTAGAAAAAGACATCGACGGAAACAAAGTGCTGGCTGGCGACATTCACCGCGTCGTTGAAATTGTCAACTGCTTTGAGGATCACGGCTACTTCAGCAAATAAAAAAAAATTTCCTGTTGACTTTAACATCTGAATAGACAATAATTTTTCTGGTTATGAGAATGAAAGACAATAACGAAATGGGCGGCTTCGAGCCGCATCAACGCAACCTCGGCGAAAAAGACTTCAGCAAGCGGCTGAACAATGAGGCCGAACGCTGCGAAGGAATGGGCAATATCACTGCAGAAGATCTGCAGGGTATCAAGGAAGCTGTCGCGGTCGGCTTCAAGAAGTTCATCCACAAAGACCGCAACATCTACGGCAAAAAAGTAGACCGTAGCCATATGCGCAACCCGTACAACGCGGGCAACTACAACTACGGCAGCAACGACCTGCCGAGCAACGGCACAAGGTAATCCTTGACGGGGTGCGCGCAAGCGCACCCCGTACTTGACAAACGAAATGCGAACATCTACAATGCCATGAAGAAGCGAACAAAGAGCGAAGTCTTTAACGATTTTATCCAAGGAGAACCGGATATGCAGTTGAGAGAAAAATATTATATACAATGCTTTGATAAAAAAGTATTTGAAAAAGTGTCGGATGCACAAAAGCATGTTAAGAATCAGCAAAAGTATTACAAGACCAAGTCACGTATCTACCAATGCAAAATCTGTGGAAACTACCACATCACAACAAAATTCAAATAATGAACCAAATAAACGTAAAGCCCGACCTAAAGGTAATTGAGCAAAAGATAAGAGAATTTAATCGACGATTCGACCCACCCCGCGAAGAAA